TTACTGTGGTTAGTATAAACTCGACAAGTACTGGTTATTTAGAAGTAACGACAAATCGAACTATTACAGCGTTATTACTGTCAGATAGCGGTAATTCAACTGCCGAGTGCATAAGAATAACGAGTACTGGACTTGTCGTTAATATCATTGGTAATATTCAAGGATCTTTGACGAATAGTGGGAATCGGTCTTCCGTTTTACGGATAAATGGAAATAACAATAGTGTCAACATTACAGGTAATTTAACTACGGGAATTTCGCTTTACCAAGGTGATTGTATTTTAGGTACAGGTACTGGCAATATCGTTAACATCACAGGAAATTTAACAGCTTCGGGAACTGGTGGTGATGTATGTTATCCACTAAATATGACGGGCATCAATAACGTTTTCAATGTGATTGGTACGGTAACATCTACTACTGCACGTTGTGTAATTTTAAGTACTGGTTCACAATTATTCTTTCAAGGTACAGTTACAGGTTCAGCTACTGTTGCAGCATTTACAGGCACAGGTACAGTGATATTGAAAACTTCTGCCATTGTTAATATGGGTTCTGGAAGATTTCCTATTACTGCAACATTTGTTAGAATTAATGCGGTTGGTGATAGTATTAGAATTAATTTTTCTCAACTAGACAATACACAAGTACCTATGTTCACTTCTAGTTTAATTACGGGATTTCCAGTTCAATCTGATGTGGCTGATGGTACTGTTTATGGTGCTGCATCGGAGCTTGAGGGTACACTATTGCCTTGGGATGCTGCCTTTGCGCAAACATTAGCCACAGCTCAAAGTAATTTGCAAATACCTGCTATTTTAGCTGCAATAACACCATAATAAATAATAACCAACTATGAACCCATATATGTAATAGTATTGGTTCAGTAACCGAAATAGTTACCCCCACAAATCTTGTGACCAATAGGCTTGTGAATATATTAACAGTTCAAACTACTGGCGCTCAGTTGACCGCATTAACAATTTCTTAAGTTTTTTATTATTTCAAGGTTCATTATAACAATTTCGCATATTTATATAAAAAGCTAATAATATTAAAATAAAAAACGATATCTAAATGCCAGCAAACAGTGTATTTGTAAGCCCAGGGGTGTTTACCTCAGAAACCGACTTATCTTTCGTTACTCGACAGATTGGTGTGACCACATTAGGTTTAGTAGGTGAAACCGTTAAAGGTCCCGCTTTCCAACCCGTGTTCGTAACAAACTATGACGAGTTTACAGCGTTCTTTGGTGGTCAGAACCCAACTAAATTTAAAGCTACAGGTTATCCTCAATACGAATTACCGTATGTAGCCAAATCATACCTTACCCAATCAAACCAATTGTTTGTCACTAGGGTATTGGGATTTTCAGGTTATGACGCAGGTCCAGCTTGGGGTATCACTTTGGATGCCGCATTGGACCCATCAACCGTTACAACCGCATCCACAACAAGCTATTCTGGTTTCAGTGGTAACTCGCTTATCACATTCCAAGTAAGTTCAGGTGGTACACTCACTTATCAAAGTGCCGACTCTACCGTTCAAGCATTGATTAGCGAGAATCTTCTTACTTCTCAATTATCATTCTTAGCTTCAGCTAGTGTGGGTGACCCTACAAATATTCCAGCTACTTACTTATCTACTCAAACTAATAACGTATTCTCTGGAGCATCATTTAATCTAGTTGTAACTGATATAGTTCCATCTGGTGCGACAGCTTATACTGGTTACACTTCTGGTGTTACCATTACTTTGACTGGTACAGGTTATACAGGTATTGAAGATAAAATCGTAGCATTACTACGTTCACGTGGTGAATACTTCGGAACTCAACAAATCACATTTGAGGTAACTGGTAGTTCTACCTCTAACGCAACATTCGTTGAGTTTGCGTCAACCCCAACTAGCGCGAGTAGCGACCCATACGGTGATTTCGCGTTATCTGGTAATGCATTTACTCTAGGCAACTTTGATTATAATTGTTCATTTGACCCATCTAAACAAAACTATATCACAAGGGTATTGGGTAGATCGGAAAAAGACGGTAAAACAGCTTTATTTGTTGAAGAGATTTATCAGAATATGTTGGACAATGATATATCTGATGGTAAAGTAAGAGCAATAAACTTAGTTAGTTTAACGGATTACTCTAGTGTTTTGGGTGAACCTTTCGATAATTATCTACAAGAATTCTCGCCAGCCGTTACACCATATGTCGTATCAGAACTTAGGGGTACTAACCTTCTTAGACTATTCAGACTTTGGACAATTTCTGACGGAAATACCGCTAACGAAGACATTAAGATCTCAATCACTAATATTAAACCTAGTGAGCGTGAATTCGATATTGAAATTCGTAGATTTAGCGATACTGATGCAAATAAATTTGTATTGGAGCGGTTCTCAAGACTTTCTATGGACCCTAGAGGAAATAACTATATCGCAAGACGTATAGGTACTTTGGATGGTGAATATGCCTCTAATTCTACGTATGTTCTTGTTGAAATGGATGACACGTCTGACACATCAACCACTTTCCCAGCTGGTTTCATAGGTTACCCACAAAGAGACTACAACCAAGTGTCTAATAACGTGGTATTCCCGAATATCACATATAAAAAGACTTATGGTGGATATGAGAATAAACGCAAAGCTTTCTTAGGTTTGTCTAATATAGTTGGTATCGACCAAGATTTCTTTGATTATAAAGGTGTTCCTGATATTAGTGGACTTGATATGTGGACTGGTCTTACAAAAGGCTTCCACATGGATATCAGTGCAACTGGCGCTACCATTGATGGTATTGAAATAGTTATTAACGCTTCAGGTGGCACATATTCTCCAATATTCTTATTCGATACTGGTTGCTGCCCATTCCAAACAGAAGCTGGTATACAAGGTACTGCTTATGAAAAAATCTTCGCAAGAAAATTCACATTCGCACCTTACGGAGGTTTTGATGGTTGGGACGTTTATAGAGATAGACGAACCAATACTGACCCATACTTGATTAACGGAATCGCTGGTCAAGATGGTCTGATTGGTGGTGCTAATGCAACATTTAAAAACCGAGTATTGAGCAATGGTGATGAAGGAATCAACTCAGATTACTACGCTTACCTTGAAGCTATTTGGACATTCAGTAACCCTGAAGCTGTGAACGTTAATGTGTTCGCCACACCAGGCATTGATACTGATGAAAACACCAACCTCATAGAAGAGGCCATCGAAATGATTGAGCAAGATAGAGCTGACTCTTGGTACATCGTAACAACACCTGACCTTAGCGCTTCTGGTGAGATTTTACCCGCAGATGAAATTGTTGATAGGTTGGATGGTCTATATGATTCAAGCTACACGTCAACATACTATCCTTGGATTCAAGTGAATGATACCGAAAACAATGTCTATATTTGGTTACCACCTACTAGAGATGTTGTTAGAAACACTGCTCTTACCGATAATATCGCATTCCCATGGTTCGCGGTAGCTGGTATACAGAGAGGTAACGTTGACGCAATCAAAGCACGTAAAAAACTTACCCTATCTGAACGAGATATCCTTTATGCTGGTAGAGTTAACCCTGTTATTACTTTCGCTTCAGAAGGTATTAAACTTTGGGGTAATAAAACCCTACAAGTTAGAGAGTCCGCTCTTGATAGAATCAACGTAAGACGTCTGCTTTTGCAAGCGCGTAAACTTATCTCTGCTGTAGCTATAAGATTGCTGTTCGAACAGAATGATGACGTTGTTAGAAATCAGTTCTTAAGTTTAGTTAACCCTATCCTAGATAATATTAGGTCTTCAAGAGGTCTTACTGACTTTAGAGTGGTTCTAGTTGATACACCTGAATCAATTGATAGAAATGAGCTTAATGGTAGAATATTTATTAAACCTACAAGATCATTAGAGTTTATCAATATCGAATTTGTCGTCACAAATACAGGGGCTTCATTTGACAACATCTAATAACACATAGGTATATAAAGAAAAAAGCCCAGATTATTCTGGGCTTTTTTCGTATGTGATTGTTCCACAGTCATATATCCGATAGATACCTCTAGATAGCATTATCTCTCTTTCGGTACTATTAGTAGTGTCGAAACCTTCTTTCCTTAACATAGATTTTCTAAAATTAAATCTATGTGCTCGTTTATTATTAACCACATACCAATAATTAGGTTTATTTATCCTTGTTTGGGTGAACCCTAATGTATCGTATATCGACCCTTCGCTCCATCGCCTGTCTGCGTAACTGATTAACTTGATTTGACCGTATGTGTTATAGAAGAATTTTAATAATTTAGACGCACCACCTACCACCGATGTATCGATTTTGTTACAGAATCGACTCAATTCATAGTGTTCGCCTGATGAACCAACACCCAATCTAGGTTTATTGAAATGCATTGATGATACTATCTCACCTTTATGTGTCAGACAGATGTTAATACTCGATTTAACTGAACCTTGCAGGTGATTTTCATTTAAGAATACATCACGCTCAGTATTCGCCATAATACTAAGTTCACAATTTCTAGCGTATATCTTATTATCGGTTACACCCAATATGTTCTTTAACCGTGATTTAACAACATCTTTTTTATATTTCCACTCGTCCTCGAATATGTGGATAAGTCTGATATTTTTAGCTTCGCATAGATTGGTTTTGTTAATATGGTAGTCATCGGATTTATATAATTCAGAATGCCAATATATTCCATCAAATTCTATTGCGATATTTTTTGACGGTATGTATAAATTTAATTGGTGCGGTGAAATTATGCTTCTACTTGATGTGACGGTATCGTAGTTAAGACTTCTTATAAAATCGTTTAATTCTATTTCATAACTAGATACGCTAGACGTACACTTAGGACAACCGTGACC